TGAACAGGAACGACTGCTGTACAGTGCCAGAAGTCTCCTTGATTCTCATCCCATGTAGAATCGGCTTTAATGCGCGTTTTGCACGTGAGACAATTTTTCATTAACCTGGTCCACTTCCATTTCCCCATGCTTTTACAGGACCTTCGTATCCTGCATCCTTCCAACGTTGTTGGATTCTTTCTTCTACCTCATCAAAGTGAAGAGGTGTGAAGTCGGTTTGCTCTACGCATACGCAGAGATATTGAGGGTCTGGTTCAGTAACAAGACCAGTCATGTAGCCATGAACCATGTTGGTTCTTGTTCTCATCACCTGATTAGCATGTAGATGTCCATGCACGTTCACACGGAACCGTTCTGACACGCAGTCAGGATGTAGAGGGATATGGCTCATGATGAACTTATCCACAAATACACGAACACCGTGGATCTGTTGGAAACCAACTTCACGATAGTCTTCATCCTTGAAGATATCATGGTTACCACGTATGAGGATCTTACGACCGTTCATGCGCTTTACCAGTTCGAGATACTTCTTGTTGATTACCACATCACCAAGAAAGTAGACAGTGTCCTGCTCTTTCACTTTGGCATTGTGACGGTCAATCATAGTCTCGTTCATCTCTTCAGTCGAGGTGAACGGACGCAGCGGACTGCCGTCAGATAGCTTAAACTTTTCCCACGAATTCGTATGACCAAGATGATGGTCAGAGATTACGAACCTGTTTACAAACCTAGTCATTAATTAACAACCTTTACTTTATTCCTGAGCACAGTAATATACCGAGCAGTGCAACCGTTGTTACGAATAATCGCCTCAGCCTCTTCACGGGTAGGCGCATCTACAAGAACCGTATTCATATCTGTTTGGCTGTGCTCGACATGAACAATCCAATATTCTTTCGCAGTATTCATAACAATCTCCTTAGCTTATTATTCACTCTACGACATTTTGCATATATTGTACACAGTTATTTTAGAGAACCTTACCTTGAAGGGTGAACTTGCGAGCTACATCATCAAATATCAGGATGTTATCGTTCATCAAGATCTGCAGAGGAGCTTCACCCTTAGGGTTATAAGCACCAGCCAGACGATTGAAGTACTCTTCAACCGAGTAGTTATTGATGAGAGTTTTGATGAACTTAGCTTTGGTAACTGGACCACGGTGCTTGAAACGAGCAACGAACTTGCGATCTTCCCAGTAGCTATCAGTGTGTGGCTGATAGAATACGTAGTCACCACTAACAACCAAATTTTGTTTTGTAAAAGCAGTCATATAAATCTCCATTCGTTATTATTCACTCTACGACACTTTTGATAATTTGTACACAGTTATTTTCAAAATAATGAATTATTTTTTAGTTTGCCAAGGGGAGATATAAGTGTCGAGAGTGATAGATAAGTGAGACATTAATTTGACGAATTTGGGACGAGGTTTATTATTAAGGATAATGTCGGAAAGTTCGAAGGCGACGAGGTGGTTTTTGTAGAGAATAATAGAATATTCGAGGTTAGGGTTTTGATTGATAAAATCGACGAGTAGTTGGATAGTGGGAAATTTAGGTGAAGAGGTGTCGAGGTTGTTGTTGTTTGTGTCGAAATATTGAATGGTGTACATGTATTTTCTCCTTATTGAATAGCCAATGTACCAAAGTTTTGATAATTTGTACATCGTTATTTTTAAAGGAGACAAAAAAATGGGCGACCCGAAAGCCGCCCATCATGCGTGTAGCAGGAGGAACCCCACCTGTGACCCTGCCTATTCCATTCGTCAATTAAGACACTTGCCTATCTTATACAGTTTAACTGCATATCCACGCACCACATAGTGTGGTATATTTATACACGTTTTTCGTTAGAATCCAACATTTTTGCGCTTTCCGCTAAAAAAAATGCTGGAGTAGATCCATCAAACCCACCACCAAAGTTTAGATGACGAACCAGTTCCTTAGCTTTACGAATTCCAAGGCCTCGTTTAACGATCTGGTCTGTCTTGGTTTCAAGGATATCACCACCGATTTCTACATAACCAGCACCTATATCAATCATCTGCTTGTCATTCACGATCTTATAATTAACCATTAATCTTCTCCCATACTATACCAAAACAAAGTTGCTGCATCTTACGATGAAACCAATTAGGAACCCGGTGGTCCTCTACCATCCAATACGTACCAGGATGGAGTTGACATCTCCACTTGTAGACCGGTTGTTTTATGACCGACCACTGTGGTTCCGGTTTATAAGATAACTTATCGTAGTCCATTACTTAAATCCTGAAAACTTGTTTTTGTCAAATTTTGATGCTGGCTTATAGTCATTCTCATAACGTTGGCCAGCAGTCGACTTGTCAAAGATAGGTGTATCATCAACAAGATCATCTTGAGCAGACTCCTCAGTGTTGTACAGTTTCATCTTAGAGTAGTCAACACCAATGACGAACCGCTTGTGTGTGGCTGGATCACCGTAACGGTTCTTCAGCTGCTTCACCATGATCTGACCGAGTTGCTGAAGCTCCTCAGATGAGATCAGGGCAAACATGAAGTCGGCCGTGGCCGGTAAACCAAATGACTCAGACGTATCCTCGAGACCGACATCAGATGATGAATAACCTGTACGAGTTGTCTGAGTGGCCGATACGATAGGAACGTTACACTCAACTGCCAGACCACGAAGTTCTTCGGCAATAGCCTTAATCATCGTATAAGAGTTGACATTAGAACCTGCCTTGATACGTGATGACATACAGATATTCAGGTAGTCAATATAGATGATATCAGGAGTAAAGTTCTTCTTGATCTTTAGCTCATTGATAAGGTGACGGAAGTTAGCCGAACCAGCACACGCAGTCGGATATTCCTTGATAATCAACTTACCCTTGGCACGTTGTTTGACACGACCCATGAGTGTATCATAAGTTGTCTTAGGAAGATCACGAAGGTCATCGGTAGTCATACCAAGTAAGTTAGTATCGATACGTTCGGCAATCTTCTCTTCGGCCATTTCCATGGTAATGTACAGCACGTTAAGACCAGACATCAGGTTACCAGCCGCACAGTGACACATGAACAATGACTTACCCACACCTGTGCCGGCAAGAGCAATGTTCAATGTCTTACGTGGCAATCCACCCTTGGTAATCTTATTGAAGAAGTCAAGATCAAACGGGATCTTTACCTCTGTACGATGGTAGAAGTCAAACCGACTATCTGAATCATCCAAGAAGTCATGGCCGATGCTCTGATCGAATGATACGGCCAGAGCATCGGTCAAGATCTGAGGAATGGATCCTACAGAAATACTATCCTTCTTATCGTCAACCAGCTGGATTGATTGCATGAGAGCATTATAAAGAGCCTTGTCTTTACAAAACTTTTCAGTCGAATCAATTAGCCAGTCAACGTCACGGTCTTCACTCTTAGCAAGTTCAGCAATGATACTTTCGGCACTCTTGAACTGGTCATCAGTCAAACCGCCTTTGTTATCAAGGTCGATGCTTAGTGCTTCCTTTGAAGGGAAAGAACTATACTTACTAACGTACGCATCGATCAACTCAAAGATAGTACGATCAACATTATCAGTGAAATATTCAGACTTCAAGAACGGAATTACTTTACGAGCATACTCCTCATTATTAACAAGATTTCCAAAGATAACGTTTTCTATTTTCATATACTTCCCTCTAACAAAGGTCTATTATATCATGACCAAACAATTTTGTACAACACTTATTGTTGCTAATCTGATTCATATGTTCATAATAACGGTTTTTATAACTTAGCTTACAGAACCACAATTTGTTTGGTGTTGATACGAATGGCACCAACGCAGGTCTCATACTCATGTACTTAAAGATACCATCTGTTACAGATGGCCACCAATGATTAAAATAATCATCGACAATAACCACACCCTCATTAGCTATAAGTGTAGCCGCCAACTGCATATCATTAATAACATGTTCAGTAGTGTGTCCACCATCTACAGAAATATATCGATATGCAGTTGGCAGTTGATCGAATGTTCTATAGTCAGTAGAATCGCCACTTACTATAATTACATTCTTACCCTGATGTATATCATATTGCAACAAGTTATTTTCAAAGATATCGCGATTGCCCTCACCTGAGCAGTCAATATTAAGATCTTGTCGTTCAAACACATCAACTGCTACAGACGAAAACTCAGGATCTACAATCGAGTTTAGCGCAATAAAAAACTGACCATGATGAACACCAATTTCCATAATACCATGGTGCTTATTGATATCAATGTTCTCTAAAAAATCTAGTGCCCATATAGTTTGAATTTGGCAAAAGCCAATAATATTATTATAAGCTTTATCTAGATAATCGGCCAGTTCTTTTCTCAAGAATCGTCCTCGTCTAATACCAGATCTTCTATAGTGTCTTCAGCTTGCATGATTGAGCCAGCAGCTACGGCGTACTTCTTCTCAATGAACTCATTAAATTTGGCACACTGAAGAATTGGATGCCAGAAACTAAAGTCGTATGTATCAGCCATACGATAGTTCTTATCGCCGATCTCACCGGTCTCCATATCAACACGTTGGAACCAGCCAACCTTTGGCTTGATTACATGGCCAGACTCAAGAGCCATATCCATCAGGCCAGACCATTTGCTGATGCCCTTGTCCCACGATACTTCGATGGGGATCTTGCTCTTCTCTTTGACGAACCGGCTCTTCTCGACATTGATGATGAAGTTATAACCAGTCACATCCTTACCGTCTTTCTCTTGCTGACGGCCGATGATGAAGATATTGTCAGCCGAGTAATAGATACCGGTACCACCAGACACAACAGCTTTCGAGTACATTTCCTGAGTCTGATATGTGTGGTTAACCACAATCATAGGAATGTCTTTAAGGTTAAGATGGGGCGTAACCATGCGGAACAGCGATTTAAGCTGTTTGGCACGTGTCATGTCAGCAGCAGAGTTCTGCTTCAATGCATCCTCTACTTCTTTCTTAGATGCAAGGTTGCCGACCGAGTCGATCACTACGATGACACGATCACCACGCTTGATTTCTTCGAACTGATGCATAATATCAAACTTCAACTGTTCGACATCGGTGATGGGAGTATGGAGAACCCGTGATGTGTCGATGCCGAACGAGTCGAAGTATGACTGAGGCGTACCGAACTCTGAGTCATAGAAGAGCATAACTGCATCTTCGTATGTGTCCATGTATGCCTTGGCCATTAAGAGACTGAATGAAGTCTTGAAGTGTTTAGATGGACCTGCCCAGATAGTGAGACCTGGGACAAACCCGCCATTGATTTTGCCACTCAGCGCAATGTTGATTGCAGGTACGGTTGTACGTACCATGTCCTTGGCGTTAAAGAACTTAGAGTCTGCTAAGATATCTGAGTCCTTGATTGTAGTATTCTTACGTAGTTTATTTAATAGATCCGACATATGTCCTCCTTGTATTATCAGTATAGCACGAAATATGAATATTGTACATCAAGAATTGATGATACCTTGCAACTTTTTCTTGAACTCTTCAATCTTTGTTGCTCTGTTTGGCCAGTGAATATAAGCATTCTTGTCTGCATCTTTAGCCAAGTTATTTAAAAGTGGGAGAACCATCTTATAGATTCTCTCTGCTTTAAGTTGACCTTCTTGTGTTGCTGCCTCTGCTTGTGTAAATACATCTTCACTTACGGTCGTAAAACCGAAGTCGAAGTCATCTAGTTCTGTAATATTACTCATCCGAAAAAGTCCTCCAATGTTGCACGTTTCTCTACGTGCCAGCCGATAGTATTGATGATTGATTCGATAGGTTTGATGTATGCCTTGTCAAACTGTAATTCACGATTGATAAACGGTTCTAGGCCGAACTCTTTCGGAAGTGTGGATGGACAAGAGATAACATGTTCCTTTGTAGGATTCGGCTTCTTAAGATAAGCAAACTTGATCTTTTCACCTGAGCCGATGGTTTCATATTTATTCTGCAGCTTGAGATCTTTGATAATTTTATTGTAGACCACGGCCCCACGTACGTGGATGGGACAGCCAGACTGGAACTGACCGGCCATGAAGTATTTCTCCATGTCCTTCACAGAACTGGTAAAGGCAATCTCATCAAAAGGAAGAGTATTAAACTTGACACGGAAGTCAGCAACATACTGGTGAAGGGTTGCTTCATCCTCGTTCATGATAATCTCAAGGGACTTCTTAATCGAGTCACGGCACGACGGAGGAGTCGATGAACGAACCGCTTCAATGCCCATCATCTTAAGCTTCGGCTTATCGTACTGCACACCTTCTGAGTTCCAGACATTGAGGATGTACATCTTCTTTGCCTTCCAGATACCCTTGTTAGCGATGTTTTCACGCTTCATCTGCATCTTCTGAGCATAGGCATTCATATTGTCTGCAAGTTCTTGGTAGGCACGATCGATGAATGGTTCGATCTTCTGACGGCATGCCTCATCAATGAACTTTACAATCTCAATGTCTGGTGCACCGTTAGGATACATCATATGTACCAGATACTCGAGCGTAATGTAGATCGAGTCTGTATCTGATGCGATAACGTAATCCATGTTCTCAGTCTTGAAGAGACGGTTGAGGTATTCATTCATCTTCTTTTCGATCCAACGGATGGATAGCTGACCTGACATAGTAATAGCTTCAGCATGGTTGATGTCAAACCAACGAAAGTACTTGTTGCCAAGTGCACCGTAAGCTGAGTTTAGCTGAATCTTCTTGGCCATTTGCATGTTATCAAGACGAGCAATTTCTTTGAGAAGTTTCTTATCCTTGGACTTTTCATATTGTTTCTTGACCTCGATCATCTCCTTCTTGTAACGAGTACGATCGTTGTACATACGGTCCATCAGACTAGGGAGGAAGCCACGTTTCTCCTTCGAATATATACAAAGGTTGGCGGCGAGAGCACAGTTTGTTTTATCAAGATATTCGCCAAACTTCTCTGCACCGCCAACAAGTAAGTCGTCGATCGTCACCTTATCATTTAAGCGAGTAACAAACGTCTCGGGGGAGATATTGTACTGCATGATAAGGTGAGGGTAAAGGGAGTTAAGATCGAACGACACAACCCATTTACTTAGACCAGTTTTTGGCTCTTTAACGTGGCCACCAACTAGGGTACCATCATTAGCTTTACCGAACGGATTCACAACAATGTTGCGATCCATAAGATAGTTGTGGGTAATGATATCCCACTGTTTCACAGACGCAAGACAATCATTATAGTTAATCTTGGCATCGTATGCCATGGCATAGACTAGCTCAATCAGCTTCAGCTTGTCCTCAAGCTTCTCTACGATCTCAACGTCATGGATGTTGTATTCCATATACTTTTGAAAGTTATTGAGACGAAGGTCATCAAGGCCGTCATATTCAGAGTAGTCAAGCTTAGGCATATCAAGTTCAACGGAACCGATATGATCTAACTTGTATGACTCACGTGTGACGTACGTGAACTTCTTATAGAGTTGCATGTAGTCAAGAACAGACACTCCAACCGGAGTGTATGCTACATTGGTACGACCGCGGATCTCTACCTTGTAGTCACGTAGAATTCCCCAGGGGGACAATCGATTTGCGGAGGCGTCACCGAGTACACGTTTGATTCGGTTGATAATGTATGGAATGTCGAAGAACTCGATATTCCAGCCGGTGACAACGTCAGGGCTGAACTCAGGTCCTTCCCAAACTCCCAGAAATGATTCGAGGAGAGCGGCTTCATCTTTACATTTAAAGTATTTGACATTAGGTTGATGCTCCTTGTATTCACCGCATCCAAAAGAAATCTTCTTACCATTGCGGCCGATGGTAATAGCTGTAATTTCATTCTGTGCCAGATCAATATCAGGGAAACCACCATCGATGGCAGTTTCGATGTCGATTGAACAAACAGAAACATGGGCAGGATCGTAGTTGATCGTACCCCTATAGTTATCATAAATGTACATGTATTGAAAGTCAGCCAAGCCATAAATACTCATGCCGCTGACATTGTCATACTGGTTAAGGAACTCACGCGCCTCGTACATAGAGTCAAAGTCTACGCGTCCGACGTACTCACCCTTAAGGTTTGTGTACTCGGTGGATTTATTAGAAGGAATAAATAAGTACGGCTTATACTTGGTGGAAAACTTATACGGTGTCCCGTCTTTGATTCCCCGAACCAGAATATTACCTTTATGCCGCGTTATATTTGTGTAAAAATTCATGAGGACTCCTTATGGCCAATCTTAAATATACCACGTGCTTGAATATATGTACACATAAAAGGAACAAAAGATGAAATTAACTGAACATTTTTCTCTAGCAGAGATGATCGTTTCTCCTACGGCCAAAAGACTTGGCCTAAGCAACACACCAACACCAGAACATATCGAGAACATGCGCTACTGCTGTGAGAAGATCCTCGAGCCAGTACGTGCTAAGTTTGGTCCTGTGACTATTAACTCATCGTACCGTGCACCACTTGTCAATAAGGCAGTCGGCGGTTCGAAAACATCTCAACACGTCAACGGCCAGGCAATTGACTTTGAAGTGAAGGGTGTCGATAACAAAACTGTTGCAGACTGGGTTGCAGATAACCTAGAGTTTGACCAAGTGATTCTTGAGTTCTATACTAAAGGTGATACTAACTCAGGATGGGTTCACGCTTCGATCAAGAAGGGTGGCGGTAATCGTAAGTTACGTATGATTGCTTCGAAATCAAAGGCAGGCGGAACAGTATACACTACTGTTGCTGATTTTGATCCGTCAACGACTCGCGAAGCAGGAGCTCCTCAAGTAACTGGTCAAGTAGCTCCGAAGCCGACAGCGGCTGCTCCAAAGGCAGCTGCAGCTGTTGCGGGTCTTGGTCCATTGGCTGCTCTCCAAACTAAATGCGGTATAACCGCTGATGGTAAGTGGGGTCCTGGTACTTATAAGGCTGCAAGAGACTTCTTTAAACTGTCGAACACTCAAGCAGCTCACTTCTTTGGTCAGTGCGCTCACGAGTCAGGTGGATTCAAAGTATTCTCAGAGAACCTTAACTACTCGGACAAGGGTCTAAATGGTATCTTCAAGAAGTACTTCCCTACAATCGCTTCGACTGCAGGATATGCACGCAAGCCAGAGAAGATTGCAAACAAAGTATATGCTAATCGGATGGGGAACGGATCAGAAGCCTCTGGAGATGGCTGGAAGTACCGTGGTCGAGGCCCGATCCAACTGACCGGGAAAGACAACTATATAGCCTTTGCCGCTGACGTAAAACGTCCTGACGTCTTGACGAATCCTGATCTTGTGGTTGGTGAGTTGGCCTTCGAGTCTGCATTGTGGTTCTTCCGTAAGAATGGTCTGCTAGCGATTGCAGACAAAGGGGTAACCGATGCAATCATCACTCAGATTACAAAGCGTGTTAATGGTGGAACTCATGGCCTAGATGATAGGCTTAAGAAAACCAAACAGTACGCCAACTGGGGTTAAGATTAAAGGGGAGGTTTCGGCCTCCCCTTTTTTATATTACTTTACCTTGCCTTCTGCTACACATTCAGCAGCATCGGAAGGATATTCTTCGTCGGTAATTTCTACCTTCTTTGGTTTCTTTTCTTCTGGAATAAATGCTTCCAACCAAATTTTCAGCATACCATTAACTAGAGAAGAACTCTTTACCTCTACGTTATCTGCGAGAGTGAATTCACGTTTGAATCCTCGCTCAGCAATTCCCTTGTAAAGATATTCAGTAGACTCAGGTGAGTCGCAGTTTCCGCGAATACTCAACCGGCCTTCTTGCAATTCAATATCAATATCTGCCTTACCGAAACCAGCAACTGCTAGTTCGATTACATATCGATTCTCATCGACTTTCTTGATATTGTATGGGGGATATTTGATTGGCATCATCTGTGCCGACTGATCGGCAATATCTGCCAATCTCTTCATGACGCGATCCGCGCCAACAAAATAACGATCCATGTTTGGAATACTTTTTGTATCAAAATTCATATTTTGCTCCTATTAAGCGAGTTTAAAGTTTGTCACCCATTAGGCGTGACGGTTTTATTTATACGGTTTACTTAGCTTTTTTAATACGTTCACGCAAACCAGATGAACTATAATCGTGCCTGCGACTGCAGTAATGGATAGGAATATCAAGATCCGCTCCAGTAAAGTCGGTACGATCGTAATAATCCATACCAAGGAAGCGAACATCCC